TTCCCATGACAGCCAGCCGCTCCTGGCCAGCTGCACTAATGGTCGCGCTGCCGTCCGCATACTTGATTTGGTTGAAGTCGAACGTGCCATTGATAGCGACACCGATGGTCTGATCCGTTGGCGTGACCGTGACAGTGCGCCCGACAATCGTAAATGATTGTGCGGTGCCGGCCGCGCTGGCGGCATTTGACAGCGTTACTTGCGTCGCGCTTTGCACCGACAGAATGACCGTGTTAGGCGGCAGCGTAACTGTGCCACCGGCTGTGACGACCTTGCCAACGTCGCTGCTGGTGAACGCTGCGCTGGCGCTGGTCAGCTGATTTAAACTGCCAGCTGTGTACACGCCATCAGCAAAGGTGGCGTTAGCGACCGTGAATCCTTCCGAACTCTGATCGGGCAGATCAATGACAATGCCGTCTAGCTGCGCGTCATTCGCAGCCAGCCCCGGCAATAGGTTCGCGCGAGTAGCGTCGAAATAAACGACCGCTCCGGCAAACAAAGTGGCAAGCGTGACGCCGCCACCAGGTGTGAACGGATAACGGTAAATTTTCCAATCCGGATCCTCGGTCGAGCCGAGCAGATTGGCGTATCCTAATGTGCTTCTTACTCCCATATGTTTTTACTCCTTGCCTTCGGTTGGTTGGTTGTTAATTGCGGCTGTGAATCGGCAGCCTCCGGTTTTTAATGCGCGCCTGAACTTTCTCCTTGATGAGTGCGCCGAATCCGGGCGTGCCGCGGTCCTGATCGGGAATATCAGTCGTGCTCGGCGGGATGCCGCTGAGAATTGACGCATCGACTCTGCGCGCAGCTTGCTTGCTGCTTTTGTCCATTGCGTCGAACAATTGATCGGTAATATCCGCAACCGTTTTGCCCTCTGTGATCGCAGCCGTGATGATCGCGTGCGTGGCCGGACGATCGAGCTTTTGCAGCGCCGCCACACGCTCGCGCTCCTGCTGCACGCCTTGCTCGAATGACGCTTTGGCTTTTTTCTTCGACTTCATTTTTTTTTCCATTTTTTCCATGTCGTCATCGTCGTCATCGTCGTCGTCATCGTCGTCATCTTTTTTCGCTACCATTGGTCTCGGCACTGGCCGAGGTGGCGGGGGACTCGGTGGCGGGGGACTCGGTGGCGCTGGCATCGGTTTCGGCTCGTCATCGGTTGCTACTGCTGCGTTTATATTTGGCATGGTTACTCCTATGGTTGGTATGTTCTTGTAATGGAACTTTGTTAAATCAAATGAGGCCGCGGCTTTCACTACGCCGCGCACTTCATCTGCAAATCCTTTTTCGACGGCCTGCTCCGGACTCATCCACGTCTCGGCGGCGAGCATTGCGCGCAGTTCGTCGCGCGGCATGGTGGTGCGCTTGCAATAGACGTTCATCATCCCTTCGCTTACGGTGTCCAATGCGGCGGCCATCTTGCGCATATCGTCGGCGTTCCCGATTGAAATGCCTTGCGGCAGATGAATCATCATTGTCGAGTTCGCGCGCATGTAAATCTTATGACCAACCATTGCCACAATCGACGCAGCCGACGCAGCAAGACCATCAATGTAAACAATCTTCTCCGACCTATGATCCGCGAGTCGGCTGTAGATGGCAGACGCTTCAAACAGCGAACCTCCTGGGGAGTTAATGTGAATGTCGAGTCGCTTCACTGACTTCGGCAGATCGGACAGTGAACGCGCAAACGCTTTCGCGCTGACTTCGCCCATCTCTTCAAAGTCGCCGATCTGGGCGAAGATCAGTAACTCGGCATCGGTCGCATCGGCTTCGCACCGGAATCGGTAGAACTCATTCATACGTGGAACCTCCCGCTGGTGCTTCCGGCCAGTTCAACATTCCTAATCCTGTTCGCGCGCCGGACTGCTTTGATCTTTCGCTTTGATCGTGACGCGACTGGCACTGGCGATGCTGAGGGCTTGGATGGTGTTTGACCAGGCACCGGCTCCTGCTCCGCGCCACCTGCGCCCTCTTGCTGGACTGCTTCGCCGGGTTTGGTTGATTCAGGTGTTGGCGGTGCAGTAATGCCGCTTGCCATTCCTGCCAGCGGACGATACGGCGGGAACACCAGCTCGGCGTCCTCGAACTGGGTCTTCTCCATGGACTGTTGCCGTATGTTTTCACGATAGTCGCTGCCGTTGAGTTCAGCGGCTTCACGCTCGATGGTGGAGAATCCAGCACGCACGCGCTGATCGGCAGCTTCCACTTCCTTTTTTGGATCGAGCGAGCCTGCGCTTGCACCCGACCAGACACAACGCAACATGGCACGCTTCACCAGCGGATCGTCAAAGTTGCCTTTGAACTTTTCGATGCGCCCGAGACTGATAGCGTCTGTCAGCCATTCCTCGTAAGTCGGCTGGCACAGTTGCGTGATCATCTGTTTGCGGTGTTTACGCACGCGCTTCCAGAAATCCAGAAGCGCAGCGCGCGATGCCGAATAAGAAGCGTTGTATTGTTTCAGTAAAACTTCGTAAGGGATGCCGAGCGCAGAGCCAACAAACTTGGCAACCGCAATCGTGAACTCGCCGAACGTGTGTTGCGGTTGCGTGGGATTAGAGAACTTCACTTCGTGACCGGGGCGCATAAAGTTCACAATGCCGGGTCCCAACTGGATATTGTAAGGATTGAAATTAATGATCTGCCGCTTCTGCCGCTCGCTTAACAGTTCGTTGAAGATTGTCGGATCAGGAAAATCGCTCGTGACGAAGGCCGTGAAATAACTCTGTATCACCGCGCCGAGCACCGTGGCATCAACATAACGTCCTTGTTGCTTCAGTAATTCCAGGCAGACAGACAAAATCGGCACTCCGCGACGTTGCTCGGGTCGCTCTGGCCGAATAAGCAACACCATGTTCCGTCTGCCTGTGTCGCCACCGAAAGGCGTTACACGGAATGTCCGCCCAGGCACCGTGACAACCCCCATGTAACGAAACCGAAGTATGGCCAGTGGGTGAACCTCGGCGATGTGATAAGCAATCAGCTCGCCGTCGTCGCTCATCTCCACGCCATTGAAAATGTTTTTGTAAACATCGAACGGCATTGGGTTTCGGATGCGATCGGATTCCAGGATGCGCAACCGCAAATCGAACATCGAGTTCGGGCGCGTAGTCAGCGGATAGAGCACCGGGCAATCGCCCGAGAGCAGCATTGATTGGTAAGCGATATGCTGAATCGTGTAGAAGTCATACTTCTGTTCGAAGTCGCACTCGCGCGGATCATCAGCCCACCAATCCCACTTGTCGCTAATCTCCTTGTTAAGTGCAGCGGTTTCTTCATCGGACAGTCCGAGGAAATCTCCGTCAACGCTCGGTGCTGGCACAAGCCCTTCTCCGATGACGTTGGTGTCGAGAGTCTCAATTGCTGCACTCGCAAGCGGAATTCCCATGAAAGCATCTCTGGAGCGTTCACGGAGAATCTGTGAATTATAGCCAATGTCGGCGTCTGCGTCGCCGCCGCGCCAGAGCCAGCCACGGAGTTCGTTCTTGGTGACGTTCGCGCCGTAATGACCATAACCCGTTCCGCTCCCATGGTAAGCTCCTGCATAGTAGGAACTATACCATGAATCCTGAAAGTCCTGTGCGCGGTCGGGCGTGATGATTTGTCCGGCCATGTCGAACAATGTGCCCGGCTCCAAGTCGTGCTTGCCGTTTCCGTTTAAGAGTGGCCGTTCAGACGTCACGTGGTATCACCCTGAAAGATGTGTCGCGCCCGGTGAGCGCAGGCGGCAGCGCATCAACGCCACAGTAATACTCAACCATCTTCATCCAGTAGTTAATGGCCGTAAGTTGTTCTGCCACTGGCTTGTAATGCAGATGCCGCGAGCCGACACCGTAGGAGTAAACACCGGCACTCGCGCCGCCCATTCCCTGCATTGCCTTTGCCAGGTTGTCCTGCGCCCATGGACAAGTGAACGGGATCGTGACGTCGCCTTCGATCGGTTCGGGCACAGGATCAACCGGCGGTTGCGGCGGGACATCAAACTGTTCTGCCATTCCGAGTCGGCATCCTATGCACACTTGCGCCAATAATAAACGAGGATTTATTGCGAATTAAATGCAAGGGAAAGGAAGACCGCGTGTTGGCGATGTGCGAATCGAGATCACTGTACCGCGCGCCGTGTTCGATTTATTGCTGGCGCGCGAGAATATCACCAACGTGTACCGCACACGCATCGCTGCGGATGTCTTGTGCCAGTGGGCGAGCAGAGAGACGGGAAAGCTCGTGCGCTCGTATGGTTCGTTCCGGTCACAATAAATCGAAGGTCAGGCATGATAGGCGCGACGATCGAAAGACCAGCCGTTACGCGGATGATAGTTGTAAATCATCGACACATAGCCCTCGGTATCGTCTGTCTTGGCGCATAACTGAATCCAGTGAGTGGAGCCGTGCGCTTCGTCATCGTCCTCATCCTCGTATCTCCTGACTTGAATCGTCGCGATCTTATTGTCGCCGATGCCAGGATTATCGGCACGGATTAACGCAATGCTGATCGGTTTGGTTTCGTGACAAATTTTGATGCTCGTTGGTTTCAACATAAACGTGATACTTACAAGAACGACCGCGCAAGGCGAGACGAAACGTGTTAGGCTTAAACGAGTTTTTGAGCGGCTGGCGTGAAGGGAGCAGTCACGCATCCGAAGAGCTGAGCCATCAAAGGGTACGGATGTCCGCGAGTCAGCAACCGGCGGACAGCGGGGGTAGCGTCCCGCCCGCTCACCAACCTTCTAATGAAAATCATGAGAATGTCACTGCGATTGGTAAGCAACTTTAGTAGATCGGTAAGTTCTGTGCGCCGAACCCGTCGCTCGGATATTGCTGCTGCGATTCACCTTCCTCATTGCGCTGTTGCACGCCGTAAGGCACCTCCACGTCGTCCGACAAATCTTCGTGAATGTCGCGCCCCATCGTTTCCAGGTTGATGCCGCTCCATGGCATCGTAAGCGCCGCCAGTGCCAGCACGCGGCAGTCAAACGGTTCATTGCGCTGGCTTAGCCGCTTGATCCAGATGTAGGTCTTGAATCCGTTTTTACTTTTCACAATGCGCCGTTCGGCAGTCAGGCCTTTGAAATACTCTTCGTCATAGCCGCGCGCGGGTTCCTTATTCGGATGCATCGGGAAGTGGCAGTAGCCCGGGCCGGGTTTGGGCACTGTAAGGCGATTGACAACTTCCTCCTTGCCGCTGTCCACGCCTAACAATTGAAGGCGCGCGCGATTGTTCTTGGTGTACGTGCCAGCACCAAGGATGAGCGGCTTGCCGATGCCGCCGTAGCCTTTGGTCGCCACGGCGCGCGGCTGACGCGGCTTGGTATAAACGTAAACGAAGTCGGTGGCATAGCCGGAGTCCACAGCCATCTTGCGAATCCGCATCCGTTTATTGTCATGCGTTTTGAACTGGCGATGAAACACGGCGCGGTCGAGCTGGTCCCACACGTGCGCTTCACGCGGGTTGCCGTCAATGAATCCGTATTCGATTGCCCAGCACTCACGGCCTTTGCCCCAGCCAACTATTTCGTAAGCCAATGAATACTCGCCAACGTCAACGCCAGCCGTAAGACAAAGCACGCCACCGGGAACTTCCGCCATGTATGGCGTGCGACGTTCGTTGTAAAGGTCGATCTCGACTCTCTCGCCAATGTCCTCATGCAGTAGCCCAAGCCGCGTATTACGGAACGCTTTCAAGGGTTCGACGTCGCCTTCCTCATTGGCTTTCGCAGCGCGAACGAACTCGTCCCGCAGGATGTCCCACTCGATCCACGGGTTGTAGAGGCCGGACAAATAGAATCCGCGCGTCAGCACTTTGGAGCCGCGTTCGTCTGTTGTCCGATGCGGTCGCCATTCGCCGCGCCCACCAAGCCACCGATGCTTTTCGGCGTGCTCATGACAGGACACGCAGCGGTGCGTCATGTCGCTGAACCGGATCCTATCCCAGTCCAGGATTTGCATGACCGCGCAGAACGGGCACGAGAGATACCAGTGTTCGCACGTCGACTGCGCCATTTCGCGTTCAACATGCGAGACGCCTTTCAGTCCAGGACTGGATACGATCACGATTTTGCGGTTCCAGAAGGCCGTGGTGCGCGCGATTGCCAGTTGCAATGGGTTCCCTTCTGTTCCTGCGCTGGCTGGATACCGGTCAACTTCATCCAGCAACACAACTCGGACAGGCCGACCGGACAAGCTTGCGGCGCTATTAGCGCCACCCAACGCCACGAAGCCGCCTTTGAATGATTTCCGGCGCAGCGTATTAGACGAATCCGACCGGCGCGAGTCCGCGACCCGCCCGCGCAACCGCGGGGAGTCGCGCAACATGGGCGCGAGCCTGTCCGTGCTGAATGCTTCCGCGAGTTCAATCGTCGGCTGCACAACGAGTATCGGACAGGGATCTTCGTCAATGTAATAGCCGACGGGATTAAGAATCGCCGAGTCGGTGATGCCGACCTGACTCGCTTTCTGTACCACCACGCGCGACGTCCACGGATCGGAAATGGAATTCATGATCTCGCGCTCGTATGGTGCCTTGTTCGTGAGCCATTGGCCGGGTTCAGCCGAGGATTCGCTGGACAGGATCCGATAGCGATCAGCCCACTCGCTTAAGGTCAGTTTGCTCGGCGGCCGTAGGAGCGCCGCGAACGATTCAAGGTAAGCGTCGGTATTGTCGTACCAGCGAGCGCGCTCAGCGCTCTCACTCTCGCTCAGCTTTCGCGGCGTTTGGTTGTTCGTCGCCATTCAGACTATCTAGGTCAACTCCGTGGCTGGCCAGAAATGATGCGCGTTGAGCGGCAAAATGCGCACGGTCGTAGCCGGACAGTTCCCGCAAGGCCAGTTCAATCTCGCACATTATCAGGTCGTAAATTTCGCGGAACTTTTTGCCCACGCACAACCGCGCCACGCGCGCCGGGATAGCCAGCACGCGCCCCTTGAAATAGGTGAGCATGTTGTTCATGATGAACTCAACGTCCCGCGCATTGTGCAATTCTCCCTTGTACTCGCGCAGCTCCAGCCTGGTGCGCTCGCTTTCGGCGGCCAGTTTTTCGTTGCGCAACGCCGAGTAGCGAGACTGGCTGGCGTCATCGAGCTTGGCCACAGAGCGCAGGTAGCGGCAGTAATCGCGGATGGCGAGTAGATTGTAGCGGCCCTGGAGTTCCTTGCCATCAGCGTCACGGGCACGGTTAAGCACGCCGTCATTGGTCAGCTTGCGCACCCACGCCGGAGTGACATCGATTAGCTTGGCCAGTTGCGTTGTGCCGATCAGATTTGGTTGCCCCATAATGCGCCCACATTTACACCAGAAATCAATGTCGCGCCACATCGCCACATGCACGTTTACCGCTCGCCTGAACGCTCTCTTACGCGCTTTTGACCCTGCGTTTCGCGCGTCCGTAATGCAAAGCGACGCAATTAGTCGCCAGCGCAAAAAGTTGTTAGCTGAATCTTGCAGCTCTATGCGCGCGCACTCTGGCAAGCGCGCTCATAAAACTTAAGCGGGGGGGGGTATACTGAACTTAGGAGAAAGCGCGTGCGGCTTTAGCCCGAAGAAAGTCGAAACGAACGTTTATTTATTTTGTACGCTTGCGGCAGTCAGGAAGAGCCGTTAAAAGTTTCGGATATGAGCTATTATCCAGAATTCCAAACGGCGTTAGAATTAACCGCAGGCAATCATCAAATTACTGATTCAGCAGCGATCATGGGGGCGTTGTCCATCCATCTGAATGATCGAGCAAGTGGCGAAGATAAAAAGCCAGTCTGGCGACTTAGTGATGCGTCTACTGGCATACCGCCGGGCGACAATCCGGGAGTCATCTTTTTCGCGGCGTTTGTCGATGATCCGAGAGTTCAGGCTGGCAGTTTTATCACTTTCCCGTGGCCGTGTAAAAACGGGATTTTCCTCGAAGTGCCACCGGGCGGCGTTTGCAGCGTCTGCTGGGTTAAGTAATAAGTAATTGAAGTCGGAGCATAATTGAAAAAGTGAAACGGCCGACTGATCCCGGCCTTTTCCATTATGCGCTCAAGCGCCTGTCGGCTGCACTTTCTCATACGCCCAGGGCGCATTCAAATACGAAGAAAAGTTTGGCCGAACTCTGTCCGGTTCGCCTGCGCCCGGATACCAGTTTACTTCCGCGGAAGTACGCAGTTGGCGCGGGAAACGCGTTCGTGGCAGATGTTTGTCAATGCAAATACGGTCCATACTGCGGTTTATGTTTGACGGCAGTCGGATTGCTAGGCGCACGCTTCGCTGGCAATGCCCAGTTCGGTCGCACAGGCAATCGCGGGACTTTGCCCATCATGTTTTTGCTGTTCGGGAACGTATTGCGACGAACTCTCAAGAGCGACCTTTACGCTGCGGCTTGAATGATCCTTTGAGATTCATGCCGCTGGGCGTGAAAAAACCGGGTGAAGGCGGACCGGAACTCATTCTGCCGCCAGTGCCCATCGCGCGTTTGCCGACACCTGCTCTGCGTTGATTTGGTGAACGCATTGCGCCACACGGTTTTGCCCGACCGGGGCCTTTAGATGTGATTGCCATAGTCTATTGTCTCCTTTTCACTTCGAAAGTTTTCATTTGTGAAATCTGAATCCAGCGCGCGAACCGCCACGAAACTGCGCGCGCGTCTGGCGACCATGCCAGCGAAAAGATGCCGGACCACGTTTATATGGACGTCCACCCGGCAAACCGCGCCAGCCAAACGGAACGCTCATTGAAGCCGGTTTCCATATCGGCAGACGCAATGGATGAACGATAGAAGTGTGGCCACCAGCGAGTTTCATCGTTTCCACGGCGCTCGATGCGTCAAACGCCTGTTTGCCGTGCCAGCAATGCGATGTTTGACCGTTGCCGAATTGCGCACACGCACTCGCCCGCGCGCCATTGGCGCTTTAGCGCTCGGATAACGAACTTGTTTTCCGAGCATCGTTCGCGGTTCATACGCTGGATTCATGCCAGCCATAAGCTATTGTGGCACACAATGCCATTTAAGCCAACGAGACAGCGCAATCGACGTGGGCAAAAACTATATCGTTCGCCGAGTGGCCGGAAGTTCACGTTCAAGCAGGTTAAACTTTATTACGCAACAAAAGGTTTTCGCCGCAAGCCGCGACATAAGCGATAAGCAATTCGTCAATCGCAGTCCACTATGTGTTTGTGCAATTGTTTAAGTGCTTCGTCACGCTGCCGGACTGCTTCGGCCAGCCCATGCACAGCCTGTTCACGAAGGTCATCATAGATTTTCTCAAGATGTTTGCGAGGCACAGTGCCGTGCTCGCCGAATTGCGGATCCCATTCGCGCACCAGGTTATCAATGCTGTCGATGAATTTGGATAGCGTCATAATAAAACAAAACCAATGATGATTGCGGTAAGAACGATTGCTGCGATTAGCCAGCCGATCAGTGTGTAGTTGTGACTGTGTTGTGGATGTGGGAACCCGCGCTTGTTCGGCCACCAGAGGTCGCCGTTGTAATGGACGCTGTCGTGGCCGGATGCGTGCTGGCACCGCAACGAAACGCCGCGGTGCAGAAAGCGCGAGGTACACTGGTTCATAGAACTCCTTTCACGATCAGATGTTGTCGCAGTTTGTTGACTTCGGTCATTAGCTGCGCGGCATACTCAGGATCAATTCGTTCCCACGTTTTGGCTAGATCCATTTTGCCCTCGTAACGTTCAAGGGCGCGCAATGTGCGTTGAAGAGAAGCTTTGCGGGCTTCATTCGTGTCCTGATCTCTGCTCATGGTTTCACGCAAGCACGTGCGCCAACGCTTACAAGCCCCTCGACGCACGCATCGGCGAGTTTAACTCAATGATTGACGGTTACGAATTTTCTGTGCGAACTCTGTTGCTTTGG